TTATCTGAAACTTACGAAAAAAAATGGCAGCCCGTTTTAGAACACGCTGATTTACCAAAAATCACGGATTCTTATAAAAGAGCTGTAACTGCTACTATCTTGGAAAACCAAGAAAGAGCATCTAAAGAGGATTCAGCTTTTTTAAGTGAAGCTGCTCCTGTTTCTAACACTGCTGGTGTATCAAATTGGGATCCAATTCTAATTTCACTAGTAAGAAGAGCAATGCCTAACCTTATCGCTTACGATATCGCTGGCGTACAACCTATGACTGGTCCAGTTGGTCTTATATTTGCTATGAGAAGCAGATACACAAACCAATCAGGAACAGAAGCTATGTTTGACGAAGCTGAATCAGAATATTCAGGTAAAAAACAAACTGCTAACATACCTGGTTCTGCCGGTACATCATCTGCTGGACAAAGCAACCCTGCTGTACTTAACGACTCTTCACCTGGAGCATATACTGCTGAAGGTGGAATGACTACAGCTACTGCTGAAGCATTAGGTGACGCTGCTGACAACGCTTTTGCTCAAATGGCATTCTCAATCGAGAAATCGACTGTTACTGCTAAATCAAGAGCTCTTAAAGCTGAATACACTATGGAACTTGCTCAAGACTTAAAAGCAATCCATGGTTTAGACGCTGAAACTGAACTAGCTAACATCCTATCTGCTGAAATTCTTTCAGAAATCAACAGAGAAGTTGTAAGAACTGTTTATATCAATGCTGAAATAGGCGCTGGTACAGGAACAACTGCTGCTGGAACTTTTGACTTGGACACAGACTCAAACGGTCGTTGGTCAGTTGAGAAATTCAAAGGACTAATGTTTCAAGTTGAGAGAGAAGCAAACGTTATAGCACAGAGAACAAGAAGAGGAAGAGGTAATATGATTATCTGTTCTTCAGATGTTGCTTCTGCTTTACAAATGGCTGGTGTATTAGATTACACTCCTGCGTTAAACAATAACCTAAACGTTGACGATACTGGTAATACTTTTGCTGGTGTATTAAATGGTAAATACAAAGTGTATATTGATCCATACAGTGCTAATAACTCTGCATCTCAATACTTTGTTGTTGGTTATAAAGGAACTTCTCCTTATGACGCTGGTATGTTCTATTGTCCATATGTTCCACTTCAAATGGTGAGAGCAGTTGGTCAAGACACTTTCCAACCAAAAATCGGTTTCAAAACTAGATACGGCCTACAAGCAAATCCTTTTGCTGAAGCTGGTTCTGGTGACGCTGCTGTAATCAATGGTGCTGGTTCTGCCAACGCTAACAGATACTACAGACGTGTTAAAGTAACTAACTTGATGTAATATTAAGTTTGTTCTTTTTGAACGAATGAATTAAAGAGGGCGACCCTAAAAAAGTCGCCCTTTTTTTATGCACTAAATATACATATGAGAGAACAAATAATTGAAGAATTAAAAACTGTTTATGATCCAGAAATGCCATCAATTAATATTATGGATTTAGGATTAGTATATGATATTGATATTAAAGATAAAGATGTTACTATTACTCATACCTTAACATCTATATTTTGTCCTATGGCAGACGAGATAACTAAAAATATTAAAGAAGCTGTAGAACGAGTAAAAGGTGTTGAAATAGTAACAGTTATATTAACACATACACCACCATTTACTAAAGAAATGATGAGTGAAGAAGCAAGATTAACATTAAATATATGAAGAAGATACTAAAACAATACCTATACATATTTCTAACAATTCTCTTACTATTGAGTGTGAGTGTAACTCTTATTTCAACTAATAAAGAACAAAATCCACTAGTAGAGTTAGAAGAAAAGATTAGAAAAGTAGAACAAAAAGAAATTGTTTTAACTGAAAATGAGAAAAAATTAGAACAAAAATCTAACGAAAAAGACTGGGAGGAAGTAGATAATAACTCTACTAAATAGTATTATGACAACTACAAACTCATTATCAAGACAACCAGATAAATTAGATTACGCTTCACCTACACAGTTTAAGTTTAGTATTCTTAAACTTCCTACTGTAGAATACTTTTGTACAAGTGTTAATATACCGGCGATTTCTTTGGGTGGTAACATGGTACAACAAACAAATTTCAAAGACATACCTCTACCAGGTGATAAGTTATCTTATGATCCTTTACGTATGACTTTTTTAGTAGATGAAAATTTAAATAACTTCCAAGAGATACATGGTTGGTTAATTGGATTAGGTTTTCCAAGAGATCATTCAGAATTTAGAGACCTTGTAAGGTCTGGTAGTGATAGGTTTCCAGCAAGAAGTCAAGCAGTGAGCAGTGAACTTGGTAAAGTAAAATATGGATCAACAGATGTTGGTGGCACATATTCAGACGCCACTTTAACTGTTCTATCAAGTAAGAATAATGCTGAAGTAGAAGTAAGATTTAAAGACTTATTTCCTACATCATTAACAGGACTAGACTACACACAACAAGCAACAGATGTTGATTACTTAACGGCAACTGTTGAATTTAATTATACAATATATGATTTTGCTAAAGTAGGTTCGCCTACATCTAGCGTCACAACCTCATAGAAACTTTTAAAGTTTTTATGTTATTATGGAGATATTATGGATTTGGAAAAGTTACAAGAACTAGCAGATAAAGACCTAAAGATAAATGATACTGAACTTGATTTAGAATCATTAAAAACACCACAACTACATAACACTTATTTAAAACACTTATCAAAGTATAAGTTGATGTTGAGTCGTGCTCAAACTGAATACAATACAATGAAAAGAGATAAGTGGGAATATTATACAGGAAAAGCAGACGCCGCTGTATATGCATTGAAACCATTTGATCTAAAGATATTAAGAACTGATATAGATAAGTATTTGGATTCAGACGAAGATTTACAAAAACAGAAACAGAAAGTTGATTATCTGGACACCACGGTTGATTTTTTAGATAGAACAATCAGACAGATAGGTAATAGAGGTTTTGCTATTAAGAATGCCATTGATTGGAGAAAGTTTACATCCGGAGCAATCTAATATTTTTATATAATGACCACCATTAGATATATCATCATAGATAAGAAAGACGAAGTTAATCTAACGATAGAATCGGAACCCGATATTCGTAGAGAACTTTCTCAACACTTTACATTTGAAGTTCCGGGTTATAAGTTTATGCCACAATATCGATCTCGACAGTGGGACGGAAAAATTAGACTTTTCAGTTATGCCACTGGTAAGATATATGCCGGTTTATATCCTTATGTGATGAAATGGTGTGAAGATAATAATGTAAAGGTTGTTGATGGCACAAAAATAAAAGATACCAAAGTAGATAATAAAAAGGTTGATGATCTTATTAAGGCACTCAAAATACCTAATATACAAGTAAGAGATTATCAAAGAGAGGCATTTGTTCATTCTATTAGAACTGATAGATGTTTATTGTTATCGCCGACTGCCTCAGGTAAGTCCTTAATTATCTATCTAATGTTGATATTTAACCTATTAAGACTAAAAGATACCAAACAACACAAGATACTTATTATTGTCCCGACCACTTCACTCGTAGAACAGTTGTTCAAAGATTTCAAAGATTATGGTTATAATAGTGATCGTAATGTTCATAGAATATATCAAGGACATGATAAAGATACAAATAAGAGAGTTGTTATTACAACTTGGCAATCAATCTATAATCAACCTAAAACATGGTTTAAAGACTTTGGTATGGTCATAGGTGATGAAGCACATTTATTTAAGGCAATTTCATTAACAAAGATAATGACCAAACTAGATAAGTGTAAGTATAGAATAGGTCTTACAGGAACACTAGACGGAACTAAAACACACAAGTTAGTATTAGAAGGATTATTTGGCACAGTCAATAAGGTTGTATCGACAAGTGAATTACAAAAGAGTGGTAAGTTGGCAGAGTTGAAAATTATGTGTTTGGTTTTAAAACATGATAAGTCTGTCGGTTCATTTTTAAAAGATAAGACTTATCAAGATGAAATGGACTATCTGGTCTCCAATGAAAAGAGAAACAAGTATATAAGAAATTTAACTTTATCTTTACAAGGTAATACTCTTTGTTTATTTCAATATGTAGAGAAACATGGAAAAATATTAAAAGAACTCATTGAAGAAAAAGGAGATAAACATAGTATATTCTATGTTCATGGAGGAGTTGAAGCGGAAGAAAGAGAAAAGATTAGAGAGATAACAGAGAAGTCTGATAATGCCATTATTATTGCCTCTTATGGAACTTTCTCTACAGGTATTAACATAAGAAATTTACATAACATTATTTTTAGTAGTCCTAGTAAGTCTCGTATAAGAAACTTACAATCTATTGGTAGAGGATTAAGACTTAAAGATAATAACTCGGCGGCGACCCTTTATGATATTGCTGATTCCATAATACACAATGGTAAAGAGAACTATACATTGTCACATTTTCGGTCTCGGATAGAGATATATAACGAGGAGGATTTCGAGTATGAAATCCACGAAATTCAATT